TAGAAACAATATGACTAATTTCGGTATCTTGATGGAAATCAATGGTATTGAAGAACCATTTAAATGGGCACGTGAAGTAGTTCAAAAACTCCAATTTAATAATACTGGTTTATATTATTCTCCAACTCGTATCCCCTCAACAACTTCAGAAGGTGAAGATGTTCGTTCATACCAAATCGATAACTTGAGTGGAGTAGAGAATGTAATGGGCGAATATTGGACTTACATTATGGACTTTATTGAGGACATGAAAAAAGTATTCCCAACACTTAAAGACGATTGGGGAATTTACATCCCAGAAGTTAAATATCTTTCACCTGAACCACTTGTAGATTATAAAAATCTAGCATTAAACCAATTTAATAATGTTCACTTTGTAGGTGATGCTCTATCAGCTCGTGGTATTACAGTTTCAGGTGCTCAAGGAACATATGTTGCTGAAGATATTCTAGGGCGATTTTGCACTGTAGAAAATGGTTTGTACATTTGCGAATGGGACAATCATATGGGAGATAATATTACATTTTAATAAATAAGTTATGGCTAAGAAAGAATTATTTTATGAAGTAAGACGTATGCGTAATAATGGAGCATACCATCACTTCTTTAGAGAGAGTGGAACTGATGCTTGGAAGTATCACAATTGGGATGGTCCCGCAATTGACCCAATTGAAGGTGAAGAAACTGAATTAAAAAAGTCTTATTATCTTTATGGTATTGAGATGACTAAAGATGAATGGACAGAAACCCGCCAAGACAGAGAAGGTCTCCCTTGGTATAAAAGTGCTACATTACGAGGCACAGCACGAATGTAATATGGAAAAACCTATTGTAATTAACGCTAAAGAATGTAAAGAATGTAATGTTCCTAAAGGTTGGGGACACGAAATTATATTCGAAAACAACGAACTCTATTGTGGTAAGTTGCTTGTGTTCAAGAAAGGTTGTAACTTTAGCATGCACTACCACTTAATTAAAGACGAGACTTGGTACGTTCAAGAAGGTGAATTTTTATATCGCTGGATTGATACTGAAACTGGTGAAGTGCACGAAGAACAACTACGTGAAGGTGATTCAGTACGCCAATTCCCAGGCCAACCACACCAAGTAATGGCTTTAACTGATGGTATTTTGTTTGAGGTTTCAACAGAACATTTTGATAGTGATAGCTATAGAGTGTATCGTAAATGGTTAGATAATAAAGACGTATGAAAATAGGATTATGCGGAACAATGAGTGTAGGTAAAACTACACTTGTTCATGCTTTACAGGAGTTACCTGAATTTAAGGATTATATGTTTAGAACTGAACGTTCTAAATACTTAATGTCACAAGGTATTCCCTTAAATACTGATTCAACACTTAAAGGACAAACAGTATTTCTAGCAGAACGTGCAAGTGAACTCATCCAAGAAAATATTATTACAGATCGCACTGTAATTGATGTAATGGCATTTGCTCAAGCTTCTAAATCAATGGATTGGACTGATAAAGAAGCATTTTATGCTTACGCTATCCGTTTGATTAAAGAATACGATTACATTTTCTATGTTTCACCAGAAGGTGTAGAAATTGAAGATAATGGTATTAGAGAAACTGATGCAGAGTATAGAAATGAAATTGATGTAATTATTCGCCATATTTTAAGCCAACAGAAACACCGTATCAAAAACTACGGCATTCTTGAAGGTCCTACGGAACAACGTATTGAACAAATGAAATTTCAGTTAGGTTTATAATATTTATAACTAAATTACTAGTATGAAACGCTCTGAATTAGCCCAACAAATCAAAGAAATGATTGTAGATGTTCTTCAAGAAGCTACAATTGAAACTTCTCCTGAAGATTTAGCAAAAGCAAAAGCCGCAGCTGAAGATGATGATGTTATTAAAATAACAGAAGAAGATGATTTTGATATGGATGACGAAAAAGAACCGTCTGCTAAAGATATTAAAAAAGGTGATTCGGTTTCAACTCTAGCTCGTAAATTACAAGATACCACTAAGGAAATGAAATCTACTGTTAATAAGTGGAAACAAGCCGAGGGTGAAGAAAAAGAGCGTTTGTTGGCTCGTTTGAAGGAGTTAACTAAAATCAAAAAAGAACTTGAAAGTCTTATTTAAAAACATACAGACTTTACTTATTGTAGTATTAGCAGTTTTATTGTTGTTACAACGAAGCTGCTCTTCTACTCCTAAAGTAGAGCCCGAAGTTATTACAAAAGTAGTAACTCAATGGGATACCCTAGAAGTTACAAAAACTAAATATGTACCTAAGTACATTAAAAAAACCGTAGTAAACATTGACACCTTCCAGGCGCCAATTGATACTGTAAGTATTCTAAAAGATTACTACGCAAAATACTTTTATACAGATACAATCAAGATTGATACTCTTGGTACTATTGTGATAAATGATACGGTTACTCGTAACTTAATATCAATGAGAGATGTTCAATCCAACATATTCATCCCAACAACTACAGTTACTAATACTGTTTACCTCTTCAAACATGAATTCTTTAGCGGTATTTCGGTAGGAACAACTAATCAAGAATTACAAAATATTAATGGTGAGTTATTATACATTAATAAAAAAAGAAATGCATACGGTTTTGGAATAGGTTTAAACCCACAATTTCAACCTGTCTATACAGTCCGCATGTACTGGAAAATAGGTAAATAATGGCTGAACAAGATTTAAGAAAAATCATCCAACAGGAATATATTAAGTGTGCTTCCGATCCAGTACACTTCATGAAGAAGTACTGTTTTATCCAGCACCCACAACGTGGACGTATTCCATTCCATTTATACCCATTCCAAGAAAAAGTATTACGTTTATTTAGAGATAATCCCTATTCCGTAGTACTTAAATCCCGTCAGTTAGGTATCTCAACATTAGGCGCAGGTTATTCTCTGTGGTTGATGTTATTCCAAAAGGATAAAAACGTACTCTGTATTGCGACTAAGCAAGAAACAGCTAAAAACATGGTTACGAAGGTTAAATTCATGTATGAAAATTTACCTTCATGGCTGAAAATCCCAGCAGACGAAAATAACAAATTAACACTTAGGTTAAATAACGGATCCCAAATCAAAGCTACTTCAGCATCAAGTGATGCCGGTAGATCGGAAGCCGTTTCTCTTCTATTAATTGATGAGGCTGCCTTTATTGATAACATTGGCGAAATCTGGGCCTCAGCTCAACAAACACTTGCTACTGGTGGTGGGTGTATTGCTTTATCTACTCCTTATGGTACAGGTAACTGGTTCCATCAAACATGGGTTAGAGCAGAAAATGGAGAAAGTGATTTCTTACCAATCAAATTACCTTGGTATGTCCACCCAGAACGAGACCAATCATGGAGAGATAGACAAGATGAATTACTAGGTGATCCTAGAATGGCAGCCCAAGAATGTGACTGTGATTTTAGCACCTCAGGTGACACTGTATTCTACGCTGAATACTTACAATTTTATGAACAAACATACATTAAGGATCCACTTGAAAAACGTGGTGCTGACCAAAATCTATGGATTTGGGAACCCGCTGATTATTCAAGATCCTACCTTGTGGTTGCTGACGTTGCTCGTGGAGATGGTAAAGACTACTCTGCATTCCATGTTATCGACATTGAAACCAATACTCAAGTCGCTGAGTATAAAGGTCAACTCGGCACTAAAGAATACGGACACTTATTAGTAGGTATAGCTACTGAATATAATGAAGCATTACTTGTAATTGAAAATGCTTCTATTGGTTGGGCAACTATCCAAACTGTAATAGAAAGAGGATATACTAACCTATTCTATTCAAGTAAGAGTGATTCCGCAATGAGTGATTCGTATTTTGACAAATATATGGATACATCAAAAATGGTAGCTGGTTTTACTATGACATCTCGAAATCGACCTATGATTGTAGGTAAGTTTCAAGAGTATGTTAATGGTAAAGATGTTACAATTCAATCAAGACGTTTGATTGAAGAAATGAAAGTATTTATGTGGAAGAATGGCCGTGCGGAAGCACAGCAAGGATATAATGATGATTTAGTTATGGCATTTGGTATCGCTATGTTTATGAGAGATACTTCATTCAAATTTAGATCACAACATTTAGAAGCCTCTAAAGCTACTTTAAATAATATCTCTAGCAATAGAGTAAGCTGGCAGGGTGGTTATAATGCTAATGGTACCCAAAATCCATACAAGATTGAAAATCCGTATGGCAATGGTGGCACTGAAGACATTAGTTGGCTTCTTAGGTAATATTTATAATAATAAACAAAACAATGGCTGATACTAGTTTATTCAAAAGACTACAAAGATTATTTTCTTCCGACGTCGTAATTCGTAACGTTGGTGGCACTCAACTTAAAGTAGTCGATACGGATCACATTCAAACCTCTGGTGAGTTCCAAACAAACTCTCTAATGGATAGATTCTCTGGTATCTATCAAAACCCAGCCTCAACTTCTTTATACGGAGCTCAGTTCAATATGAACTATCAGTATTTAAGAACTTACATCTACTCAGATTATGATTTAATGGATACAGATGCTATTATTGCTTCTGCACTTGATATTATTGCTGATGAATGTACTCTTAAAAATGATATGGGTGAAGTACTTCAAATCAAATCCTCGGATGATGATATTCAAAAGATCCTTTACAATTTATTCTACGATATCTTAAACGTTGAATTTAATTTGTGGTCTTGGACTCGCCAAATGTGTAAATATGGTGACTTTTTCCTTAAACTAGAAATTTCAGAAAAATATGGTGTTTATAATGTAATCCCATATTCAGCATACCATATTGAAAGACAAGAAAATTTTGACCCAGAACACCCATCTAAAGTAGTATTTAATTACAACCCAGAAGGTATCTATGGTGGTACTTCCTCAGGATATTATAATACACCAAATCAAAGAGCAGCTGGTAATACTATTACATTTGATAATTATGAAATTGCTCACTTTAGATTACTATCGGATGTAAATTATCTTCCATATGGTCGTTCATACATTGAACCTGCTCGTAAATTATACAAGCAATATGCGTTAATGGAAGATGCAATGCTAATCCATAGAATTGTCCGCGCCCCAGAAAAACGTATTTTCTATATTAACGTTGGTTCTATTCCTCCAAATGAGGTAGAAAACTTCATGCAGAAAACAATTTCTACAATGAAGCGTACACCTTTAATGGACCAGAAAACAGGTGAGTATAACCTGAATTATAATATGCAAAACATAATGGAGGATTTTTATATCCCTATTAGAGGTAACGATCAAGCAACTAAAATTGATACTACAAAAGGTTTAGATTACGCTGCAATCGAAGACGTAGAATACCTAAGAGAAAAATTATTTGCTGCTCTTAAAGTGCCTAAAGCATTTATGGGCTATGATGAAAATTTATCTGGTAAAGCTACACTAGCAGCTGAAGATATCCGTTTCGGTCGCACAATTGACAGATTACAACGTATTCTAATTTCAGAATTATATAAAATCGCTTTGGTTCACCTATATTCTCAAGGATATAGAGACGAACAAATGACTAATTTTGAGTTACAATTAACTACTCCATCTATCATTTACGATCAAGAAAAGATCGCATTAATGAAAGAGAAAGTAGATTTAGCTTCTCAAATTATGGAAAATAAATTACTTCCTACTGATTGGATTTATAATCATATCTTCCACTTTAGTGAGGACGAGTATGAAGAGTATAGAGACTTAATCGCTCAGGACCAAAAACGTAGATTCCGTATGGCTCAAATTGAGACAGAAGGTAATGATCCACTTACAACAGGTCGTTCATATGGTACTCCACATGATCTAGCTTCATTATATGGTAAAGGTAGAATGGAAACAGACCCAGGTAATGTACCTGATGGTTATGATGAAAAACGTCCTTTAGGTCGTCCCGAAGAAAAGGTTTCAAATATTAATACTCAAGACAACGCTTTCGGTAGAGATCGTTTAGGTAGAAAGGACATGAAAGTAGATGACCAATCTACAGTTAGTGAAGCCGCAAAACATAATTTTGCTAAAAACCGAACTTTATTAGAATCTTTAGACAAAGAATTAGTCTTTACTTCTGATAAACGTAAGGAGTCACTATTAGATGAATCAAATATTAAAGAGTAATATATCCTCATATATTTATAATAAATCCTAGTTGGAATGAATATTAAACATTCAAAGTATAAAAATACTGGTATCCTTTTTGAGTTACTTGTTCGTCAAGTTACTGCTGATACCCTTAATGGAAAAGATTCGGCATCTTTGGGTATTATCCAAAAATATTTTGTCAAAAGTGAGTTAGGTAAGGAGTATAAATTATACGAAACCTTAGCTAAAAATACTTCTTTGACTGAAGGTAAAGCTAATGTAATGATTCAAACATTACTTGAAGCCTCTTCAAAATTAAATCGTAGCGCCCTTAAAAGAGAAAAGTATAATCTTATTAACGAGATTAGAAATAATTATAATTTAGAAGATTTCTTTAAAGCTAAATTATCTCATTATAAAACTTATGCTGCCTTTTATACTCTAGTAGAAATCCAAAATACAGACGCTTTAGTAAATACTGATGTTATTGTAAATAACAAAATGACATTACTAGAGCATCTTTCAACTTCCCAAATCAACACCCAGAAAGTTGAAGCTGATATACTACAAGAGTTCCAATCATACGACAAAGATACTCGTATGCTCACCTATAGAATTTTAATGGAAAAATTCAATGGTAAGTATGATGGTTTACACACTAGCCAAAAAGAAGTATTAAGACAGTATGTTAACTCAGTTGATTCAACTCCAGTATTAAGAGAATTTTATAATATTGAAGTATCTAAAATTAAAACTCAGTTAAATGAATTGATATCTAAAATTGAAGATAAAGCAGTTCAAATTAAAATTAACGAGGTATCTAATTTAATAGAAGAATTAGATAAAACAGCTAAAGTCACAAGTGAAAATATTGTGAATATTCTTCAATATCTTGAATTAGTAGAAGAATTAAAAGCATCTCATGGCTAAAATAGGCGACACTCAAGTATCAGGTGGTATACAAACTACAGTAACAAACATTGATCCGGAAACTGGTCAAATTACTTGGGATGTTGATTATACTGCTGATTATAAGCGTTTATTTAAGGAAATAACTCAATTAATGAATACGGCTAAGGAAGTAGCAGATGCTACTGGTGAAGCTTTCTTTATGGATCATTATAACGATATCCGTAAACGTAGAAATGAGTTAAGAACTTATTTACGCAATAATAAAAAAGCAGAATACGAACGTATTAAGGGAATGAATGAAATGAGTGGTGCTGGTGGTGCTGCTTCTTTTACTGCGGGAGCAGGCCCCCAATATGCTACTCCATTTGCCTTTAAAAAGAAAAAAAAAGTAGATGAATCTAACCCTGGAGCTAGTTTAGGTAAAGGTCCTAAAGCTACGGAAAAAGGGGTTCAAGACAACTATTATTATAAGTTAGGATGGAAACCCGTTGCCCCGCCTCATTCGACAAAAGGCGTAGAAGTTAAATATTTATGGGGAAAGAAATAATATGTATAAGTATAAACTAAAAGAAGCAGCTTACCAACCTGAGAATGTAAGGAAATACCAAGAAAGACGTATTGCCGCATTCAAAGAGATTGAGTCCCGTATAAACGCTTTATACCCTTTATTGGATAGAGCTAAAGACGAAACTATCTCATATTATCAGGACCAACCCAGTTCTTATGCTGTGGTCAAACCTACGGATTTAGTTTTAGACTATATTAAAGATATTGAAGAAATGTTAAAAGGAGAATAATGAAACAACCAACATTACAAGAACAATACAACCTAATTAAAGAGGGAAAAGGACGTAAAGATATGTTCATGAAATCCGCTCGTAGGTTATTCCCTAATCTATTCACTCCTATCACTACTTTTGATACAGCAGTGTCTGTATTAACAAGAAAGTCTATTATCTCAGAAGGTAGTATCGGTGGTGTTGCTACAGGTGGAACTAATCCTTTTATCAATTGGAAAGAGTTTTTAGCTGAAGAAGCTAAAGCAGAAGAGAAAAAGCCTACTAAGGAAGTTACAGATATGGAAACTCGTGATTTCGACTATAAAGACGAAAAAAATATCGATAATCTATATGGTGAAGCCTTCTTACAAGGTTACTACACAGAAATGAAAGACCCAGCTAACGAGGGTAAAGACGTAACTGAGTTAAAAGAAATTGTAGCTAAAAATTTAGCTAAAGATCCTTTATATTATACTACCGAAGCTCAATTTGGTGTTAAAGGTATTGGGTATACTGACGAAGCACCCGGTTTAAAAGCTTCAAAATCGGACCAAATGGTCCCTGTAAAAGAAGAAAAAATGATTAAGTTAACAGATTTGATTAACGAAGCAATCGGTGGATATGTTGATTTACGCCCATCAGGAATGGCAAACGAAAACGCAAGAACTCGTGCTGAAGAAGAAGGCTACTTAGACGGAATGCGTGACGAAAAAGAAGATTTAGAAGACAAAGCTAAAGATAAAAAGAAAAAAGTTAAAAAAGAATCAATTGATTCTAAATTATCTGAAATCGGTAAGCAAGGTGATATCGTAAAATTAGAAGCTCAAATTAACTACTTAGACGAAGCCATCGAAGAAAAAAACCAAAGAATTTCTATGGTAACTGAAGATGAAAATCTATCTGAATTAGTAGATAAAGCTAAAATGAAAGAAATGCAACGCGCTGTTAAAGAATTAGAAAAGAAAAAAGCGGGCATGGAAAAAATGTATGAAAAATTATCTGGAAAAGCTTACACTAAACCAGAAATTGTAGACGAAACTACAGACGAGTCTGAATACTAAAATGAAACAAGTACTAATCGAAACCCAGGCATTTAAGGTTTCCCCAGTGCAATTATTAGAGGGAATTAAAGCTCCTTCCGGTAATCCACTGGTAGAAGGTATTTTAGCTACCGCCGAAGTTAAAAATGGCAATGGTCGCTATTATGCTAAGCCATTATGGGAAAGAGAAATTGATAAGTACCAAGAAGTTGTAAAAGAAAATAGAGCAACAGGTGAATTAGATCACCCAGAATCTTCTATTATCAACCTTAAGAATGTATCTCATATCATTAGAGATTTGTGGTGGGATGGAGATCACGTAGTTGGCAAAATTGAAATCCTCCCTACAGCATCAGGTAACATCTTAAGAGCTTTAATTGAAAATAACGTACAAGTAGGTGTTTCATCTCGTGGTATGGGTTCATTATCTCAAAATAGAGATGGTGTGTTAGAAGTACAAGATGACTTTGAATTATTATGTTGGGATTTCGTATCAACCCCATCCAACCCAGGTTCATATATGCATATGATTAAAGAAGGTAAGGAAACCCAGATTGATAAGTATGCCAAAGTAAACTCTATTGTAACCGAAATTTTATGTTCAACTGGGACTTGTCCCGTATTTTAATTTACTTATGGAAGGTTTGTTAGAATTAATAGCCGAAATTAATGCTTTAAATGAAGCAACAGAATTTACAGGTCAATCATCATTTCCTAAAGATGAAGCTACAGCAAGAGAAGCAGTAAACCAATTAATGTCAGGTGATCCTGAATCTTCAATTATTAAAGCTATGGGTCAATTTGGCGATGCCAATAAAGCTAAAGCATGGGTTGAAAAAATTGGTCCTGATACAGTAGTAGACAGAATTTTAGCAGTTGGAAGTAAAATTCCTACTCAAGGGTTAGCAAAAAAGGATATGCCATTTTTACCTGGCCCACCTGATGCTAAAGGTGATCCTAAAGATGTAGAAGATGCTTTAACAGCTGGTGGTAAATATAATGTAGACTTTAAAGAAGCAATTGCTCCTCCTGCTAAAAATACTTTAACTCCTGGTTCCCCTGAAGCTGAAGATTATATGACTAGCGGAACCAAAGATGGTAAACCTTCAGATGATGATATTACAGTAAAAACCCCATCAGCAGTATCTGCTGCTGATGCAAAGCCAACTCAAACTAATATATTATTAGCTAAAGCTTTAAGTATGGCAATTGGTGGGGTTGAAGGAGGTGATATAGATGCTTGGATTAGTACTGATGGAAAAATTTTAGATGGCCATCACAGATGGGCTGCTACAATGTTAAACAACCCAAGTGCTACATTAGGAGCCGCAGGCGCTATTGATATGGATGCTATGGGTGATACTACAACAGCATTAAAGCACTTAACTGCTATTGGCAACGCCTTAGGTAATAAAACTAAAACAGCCGAATCATTATTTCCAATGTGGGATAAGATTAAATAATATTTAAGAAGCCTGCTACCTTAGGCAAGGTCCGCGAAAGCGGGCCTTTTTTTTTCCTTGTATTTTTTTATATCTCTTTATATATGTATCATCGCAACGTGAATAATATGCTATGTTCTATAGCATTCACTTAACTAAATACACAATTGCAGTTCCTAATAACTGTATTCCACAAACTAAATTTTGAGGTATGACAAACAGAGATATGCTCGTAGAAGCAATCGCTGATGCAAAAGCGCTTAGAGAAACCGCTATTGCAAACGCAAAAGCTGCTTTGGAAGAGGCCTTTGAACCAAGATTGAAGTCAATGCTATCAGCAAAGCTACAAGAAATGGAAGATGAGGACTTAAAAGAAGTAGAAGATGAAATGACAGAAGCTAAAAAAGAGTACAAGGACGATGACCGCAAAGACGGAGGTGAAAGTAAAGAAACTAAGCGTACAGAAAAAATGAAGTACGGTAAGGATCTAGCCGAAGGCGATGACGAAATGGACTTAGACGAATTATTAGCTGAACTCGATGAGGATGCTAGAACGGACGCTGAAGAAGAAGGCTACGAAGACGGCATGAAAGATGAAAAAGAAGACATGGAAGACGATATGGAAGATGAAGAAATCGACCTCGAAGATATGTCCGAAGAAGATCTTAAATCATTCATCGAAGACGTAATCGCTGATATGGTTACATCTGGTGAGTTAGAAGCAGGTGAAGAATTCGAAGTTGAAGACGAAGTTGAAGACGACGAAGATATCGATGTAGAAGATGAAACAGAAGTAGACGTAGAAGTAAACGAGAACGCTCGTACAGACGCAGAAGAAGAGGGTTACCTCGACGGTATGCACGATGAGAAAGAAGACATGGAAGAAGGTATTGCCGACAAACTTAAAGCTGTTTGGAACGACCCAGAAATGTTAGGTAAACTCATTACTGTAGATGGCAAGAAGATGTCATTAAAAGATTTCTTAGGTATGGCTGGTAGCGCTGCTACAGCTGGTCAAGCTAAATCAGGTGCTGGTAAAACTTCATCTATTGGTGAAACCGAAGAAATGGATGAAATGAAGAAAGAAATCGAGGAATTGAGATCTGATCTTCACGAAACTAATCTTTTAAATGCTAAACTTCTTTACACAAACAAAATCTTTAGAGCTAAAAACTTAAAAGAAGCTCAAAAGGTTAAAGTTTTAGAAGCATTTGACAAAGCGTCTAATGTTTCAGAAGTAAAACTTATTTTCGAAACTTTAAACGAGGGTATGGTTGCTAACACAACTACCGCTACTCCACTTAGAGAGAATTTAGGTCGCGCTTCAAAAGCAGCTGGTGTTGCTCCATCAAAACAACCTATTATGGAAATTGATCCACAGGTTGCTAGATGGCAGAAATTAGCTGGTATTAAATAATAACTTAATAAATTAATTACAATGTCACAAATTCAATCTCTTTTAGAGTCTGCAGGACAAGGTTGGAAAAATATGCAATCTGACGCTGCACGTTTGGCTTCAAAGTGGGAAAAGACAGGTTTACTCGAAGGTATGTCCAAAGAGGTAGACAAGAACAACATGTCTTTGATCCTTGAAAACCAAGCAAAACAATTAGTAGTAGAGCAATCATCAGTAGGTGGTGGTTCTGGCTACGGTAATTTCTCAGTAGGCAATGGTGCTGAATGGGCTGGTATCGCTTTACCTTTAGTACGTAAGGTATTCGGTCAAATCGCTGCTAAAGAATTCGTTTCTGTACAGCCGATGAACCTTCCTTCAGGTCTTGTATTCTATTTAGATTTCCAGTATGGTGGTGCTAATAACGCTGCTAAAACTCCATTTGCTCTTAATGGTTCACTTTATGGTACTCAAAACGCAAATAACTTCGGTACTGCTACGAGTAACTTAAATGAGACTTTTGGTGCTGGTGGTTTATACGGTGCTGGTAAGTTTACTTACTCTACAAACCAATTCTCATCGTCTTATGTGACTATGACTAACGCAGCTGCTACTTCTGCTTCTATCAATTTCGATAGCAGATTAGACCCAGCTAACTTAGCTGTTATCACTTTAGCTGGTGTTGCTGCTGCACTTCCTGGCTTTGACACTGAAGCTGTACGTGGTTTCGTACCTGCTACTTCTTCTGGTCTTATCGCTCTTGACGAAGTTTACCCAGCATTCACTACTTACAATGCTACTGCTGATACACTTTCTTTCGTAGTTGCTACTGATGCTGCATTAAACGATGGTGACGAGTGGACAGTATTCTACAATAAGGCTACAGCAATGTCTCCTTACAACGTAGGTGACTTCGAAGCTGGTAACGACTACGCTGTACCTAACGCTGCTAATGCTGCTGAGATCGCGATCCCTGAGATCAACATCCAAATGAAATCTGAAGCTATTGTTGCCAAGACTAAGAAGTTAAAGGCTGTTTGGACTCCTGAGTTCGCACAAGACCTTAACGCTTACCAAGCTCTTGACGCTGAAGCTGAAGTAACCAACATCATGAGTGAGTACATCTCATTGGAAATCGACCTCGAAATCCTTGATATGTTGATCGAAGATGCTGCTGCTGGTACTGAGTACTGGAGTGCTATTAACAACGAAGAGTTCAACGGAACTACTTTCGCTGCTAACGCTTCTGGTTTCTACAATACACAAGGCGGTTGGTTCCAAACTTTAGGAACTAAAATGCAAAAGTTAAGCAACCGTATCCACCAGTTAACTCTTCGTGGTGGTGCTAACTTTATGGTAATTTCTCCTGCTGTAGCTACTATCCTTGAGTCAATCCCTGGATTCGCTGCTACTTCTGATGGTGACGTTACTAAAAACTATGCATTTGGTGTTCAGAAAGCTGGTTCATTGAATAACAGATATGACGTTTACAAAAACCCTTACATGAACGAGAACTTAATCCTTATGGGTTATAGAGGCTCTCAGTTCCTTGAGTCTGGTGCTGTATTCGCTCCATACATTCCGTTAATCATGACTCCTCTTATCTACGATCCAGAAACCTTCACTCCAAGAAAAGGTCTCTTAACTCGTTACGCTAAGAAGATGATTCGTCCAGAATTCTACGGTAAGATCTACGTAAACGGTTTAAATACCCTTTAATAGATTAATCTAGAATAAAGAAGAGAAGCCCCGCGAAAGCGGGGCTTTTTTTCATATGTATAATAAACAACTAAAGTTTATATTTTTATGGCTTCCCATCATCACACTGATGAGGTCTTCCAACAAAAGAGAAGACCTAAGACCCCAATTAAGTTCAAAGTTTCATTAAATGAAGAACAAAAAGAAGCAAAAGCAAAAATCTTACAAAATACAGTTACCTTACTAGCTGGTTCAGCTGGTTCAGGAAAAACGTTTCTTGCTTGTCAAATTGCTTTAGAGAAATTATTCACGAGAGAAATTGAGAAAGTTATAATTACACGACCTACGGTGAGTAAGGAGGAAATCGGTTTTTTACCGGGTGACCTCCGCGAAAAAATGGACCCATGGGTACAGCCTATATATCAAAATATGTATGCGTTATATGATAAAGAAAAAATTGAAAAATACATTACAGACGGACAAATCGAAATTGTACCTGTATCTTTTATGCGCGGTAGAACTTTCCTTGATAGTGTGGTTATCGTAGACGAAGCTCAAAACGTTACACACGAACAAATGCAAATGATTGTTACTCGTATTGGTTTACGTTCTAAAATGATAGTATGTGGTGATGATCACCAAGTAGATTTAAAACAGAAAAAAGATTCTGGATTTAGATTTTTATACTCAGCAGCCCGTAGAATAAAAAATATGTGTGCTATTTCTCTTAAAACTAATCATAGAGATCCAATTGTAGAAGATTTAATTAATCTATATGATGAAGCCGAGGAAAATGGAATGAATTTAGGTACATCGGGCTCTAGCGGAAAAAACAAATAATAACCCCTTCCCTAATATTTATAACTAAAATACAATGGCAAACTGTGCTCCTAAAACCCCACCTACTGGCTGTTTAGATGTAACTATTCAGGAATCTATTATCCTGCCTAATTACAACTTACAACAATCCTTTAATACTTTTACAGTATGTGGAATTAATAACTATGTTACAAGAACGGAAGTTATAGACTATAGATGGAGTGGTTCCGGAATTGGTATTATAGATTTTGTTGATTCTAAATCAGAACAAACCCCAGGCTCGTTTGTAAATGCTGATGTTAAGTATATTAGAATTACAAACTTCCCTAATAGTGATACCTATGCCAGCATTCATTGTATTAACACCATATCTGAATCAGTAACTTTCAAAGTAGACCCAGGAAAATCTATTATATTAAGTAATGATGATGTAGAAATTCCATCAGCTACTACTTCTTCCTTTGGTTATATAAATGAAATTAAAGCTATGGCGGGTAATGGAGATGGTTCATACACTGGATCTATTCAAATTGAATACGTTGTAGCTTCGGCTTAATCCCACAAAATCATATATTTAAATTGGGGGCTCTTAATTGGAGCCCCTCTTTTTAATATTTATAACAAAAACACATGGCAAACATTCCTATTTGGCCAGGATCATCATCATTCCAACCTGGAGATACTCCATTTGGTTTTTATGATTATAATCCTGATTTTCAAAAAGACGCAGATAAAGTAGCAAGGTTTTGTGCTTTGCGCCTAGGATATCCTATTGAAAATGTTGAATTACAGGATATTAACTTTTATGCTGCTTTTGAAGAAGCGGTAACAGTTTATTCTAACGAGTTATATGCTTACTTACAAAGAGAAAATTATTTATCTTTAGAAGGTGCTTCATATTCATATGGTGATACTCAAGTAAGTTTTAACCAAGCTGTAATTACCCCAAATTTACAACCTGTAATTGAATTATCTCAACAATACGGAACATGGGCTGGAGTAGGAGGTAATGTAGATTACCATAGTGGATCAGTAGTATTAACTTCTAGTGTTCAAGATTACAACTTAGATGATTGGGCCGCTTCTGTTGGTCTAACAGGTAGTGATGTTGAAATTATGAGAGTATTTTATACCCCTCGTCCTGCTTCTACAGAAGTATTTAATGGTGGTTTAGGAGGTACTATGGGATTAGGAGCTGTGGCTGCCGGTGCTTTTGGAGGTGGTGGATTTGGAGCTAATTCCTTCTTAATGGTTCCATTAAGCTATGATTTACAATTAATTCAAGGAATTGAAATGTACAGAGATGTACTATTTGCCAATTACACTTTCCAATTAATCAATAATAAACTTAGAATATTCCCAGTCCCCGAACCTGGAGATGATGGAGCTCAATTATGGTTTGAATACATGCTCAAATCAGAAGAAGCATGTGCTTCTGTAGATGTAGATCCTAAAAAAATTGGTAACATCTCCCAAATGCCATATAGAAACATTGATTACGATACAATCAATTCTGTAGGTAGAAGTTGGATATTCGAATACACACTAGCATTAGTTAAAGAAATTTTAGGCTACGTTAGAGGTAAATACACTCAGGTACCTATCCCAGGAGCTGAAGTAACTTTAAACCAAGCTGATTTATTAGCTTCTGCTACATCTGACAAAAACTTATTAATCGATAGATTAAGAGCTTATCTTGACGATACTTCTCGTCAAAAATTACTTGAAAGAAGGCAAGCAGAATCAACTGCTATGCAAAGTGAGTTAGATCGAGTACCAATGACAATATTCATAGGCTAATGGCATTGTACGGTGGAGCAAGAGATATGAGTCTCTTTAGGAACATTAATAGGGAAGTAATGCACAACATTATTTCCCAACAATGTGTTCTCTACAAATATGATTTAGAAGAAACTAAAGTTAATATTTACGGAGAAGCAGCCAACGAAAAATACTATCACCCACCAGTACTATTATATTGTTTAATTGAAATACCTAATCAAGAATATAAAGAAAATGGTTTAGGCCCAGATTTTTCTTGGTCTCCTACATTTAAATTCTTAAGAGATGATTTATTAGCTTCTACCTCTGGTAGTTGTGAAGAAAATAATGATAATCCTAATGGTGCTAATATATTACCTCAAGTAGGTGATATTATAATGTATCAAGAAGCTTATTTCCAAATTGATAACGTTAATGTTGCTCAATTCTTTGTAGGCAAAGACCCAGAGTACCCATTTACCGATGCTACTGGTAATAATCCTCTTGAAAATGATTTAAATCAATTTGGATATAATGTAGCAGTTATCTGTGAGACACATTATGTCCCAGCAGATAAAGTACAAATACAAGTAGAGAGATTCTAATGGCAAAGCAAAGACAACCAACACCAAAAACTCAAAGGGAAATTAGCGAAGGCTTACATACTCCCCATGATGTTACAGCTGGTAATCCTAATGATGCTGGTAAATATTCTACTGACCCTAATGTCAACCAAGCTGGTATTCCTTTTAATCGTTCTGAAAAAATGTCTCGTAAAGGAGATACTTATAAAGAATTTACAGTTGGAATCCAAGATATTGATGAAGCTATCCTTTATTACTTCCAGAATGTAATTCGTCCTTTTGTATACCAAAATGGGGAAAGAATAGAAGTTCCTGTGATGTATGGTTCTCCTGAAAGATGGAAAGCAGTTCAAAAAGATGGATATCTTAGAGATAAAAATGGAGCTATTATGTCTCCTATGATTATGTTTAAGAGAAATACTATTACTAAAAATAGAAGTATTACAAACAAGTTAGATGCTAACATGCCTCACTTATATACTTCTTGGCAAAAAACTTGGAATAGTAAAAATTTCTATTCTAATTTTAATATATTAAATAATAGAGTTCAAACTAAACAGTTTGTCGCAAACGTAGTCCCAGATTACGTTACACTACAATATAGTGTGATTGTACAAACTTACTATGTTGAACAATTAAATAATATAGTAGAAGCCATTAACTACGCATCAGATGCTTATTGGGGAAACCCACAAAGATTCCAATTTATGGCTCGTATTGATAGTTTCAATACAGTAAATGAAATAGCAAAAGGTGAAGATCGTTCTGTTAGGAGTACGTTTGACATCAATATGTATGGATATATTATACCTGACATAGTACAAAAAGATCTTGCTTCTGTTAAGAAATTTAATGAAAAATCTAAGGTTGTATTCTCAATGGAGACTACTTCAAACCCACAGGTTTTCCAACCTGATCCCCAAGTTACTTTAGATGGTAGAAATAGATTGAGTGAAAATACAACCACTCGTAAACGACTAAACGATACAGGACACAAATGAGTAATGTAAGATTTTTAGATAGTGTAGCAGTAAATTCATTTGCCAATGGAACATTTAATTCCACAGCTTATGGATCTGTCATCCCTCAAATCATCCTCCCAGGAGCTTATTTTACAGTAAGTCCTAATACTAGTGTATCTACATACAATTTAACAGTAGCTGGTACTTTACTTATGGAGGCTGGTCCTGAAATCCAATTACCTGATGGCTCTATTACTCGAGCAACTTCACAACTATATGTAACTAACATCCTTGATAACCAAGGTACAATAGTTAATAGTGGAGTAATTGAAATAGGGGGAGATATTTAATTAATATTTAGGTGATTTAACAGAAAACAACAATATTTATAACTAAACCTATTCGAAGTGGCTCAAATTAATTTTCTAAATACTACTGGAAGCGCAATCGAGAATCCGGGCACGGGTAAGATTGCGGTTTTCTCATCTGGCTCATTAGGAGCTGAAGGACTTTACTATAAAGCATCTGATGGTACTATTGTTGCCGTAGGCACAGGTGGTGGAGGAGGCTCAGGTACCTCAGGTACCTCAGGCACTTCAGGCACATCAGGAATAGGTACAGATGGTTCATCAGGTTCTTCAGGTACTTCAGGTATAAACGGAGCTGATGGTTCTTCTGGTTCATCTGGTACATCAGGTATAAACGGTTCTTCAGGTTCTTCAGGTACATCAGGAATAGGTATAGATGGTTCATCAGGTTCATCTGGCACTTCAGGTACAGATGGCTCTTCAGGTTCATCTGGCACTTCAGGTACAGACGGTTCTTCAGGTTCATCTGGCACTTCAGGTTTAAATGGATCATCTGGTTCTTCAGGTACATCAGGAATAGGTACAGATGGTTCATCAGGTTCATCTGGTACTTCAGGTACAGACGGTTCTTCAGGTTCTTCAGGAACTTCTGGTATAAATGGTTCATCTGGTAGCTCAGGTACTTCAGGAATAAATGGTACTTCGGGTACTAATGGTTCTTCAGGTAGCTCTGGTACTTCAGGTACTAATGGTTCATCAGGTACTTCAGGTACCTCAGGTGTAGGTACAGACGGTTCATCAGGTACTTCAGGTTCATCCGGTACTTCAGGTATTAATGGTTCTTCGGGTTCATCAGGCACTTCAGGTATTAATGGTACTTCAGGTTCAAGTGGTACTTCGGGAACAAACGGAACATCAGGAACAAACGGTACTTCAGGAACAAATGGCTCATCAGGTAGCTCCGGTACTTCAGGTGTAGGTACAGATGGTTCATCAGGTACTTCAGGCTCTTCTGGTACCTCAGGTATTAATGGCTCTTCGGGTTCATCCGGTACATCAGGTATTAATGGTTCTTCAGGAACTTCAGGTACTAACGGTTCATCTGGTAGCTCAGGTACTTCAGGACAAGGAGTTCCAACAGGTGGTACTTCAGGACAGGTATTAGCTAAAGCTTCAGGTACTGACTACGATACAGAATGGGTAGACCAATCTGGCGGAGGTGGTGGTGGAGGTACTCCATATAATAATGTCGTTAGATATGCCGGAACCTCAGGTAATGATACATTCCAAATGTTATCATCAGGTAACATTGAAAGTGGATTATCATGGACCCGTTCAGGTACAACTTTAACTGTAACTTCTACAGCACATGGTTTAACTACAGGTGATTATGTAGTATTAAGAGGATTTAACGTAGATTATGTTTATGTTTCTATTACCTCAACAGGTACAGATACATTTACTTGTACTGTAGCAAATTCAGGAGATACTAGTGGATCTACAGGTGCTTATATCCCAGCATTTGACGTATCAGCTTTAAGTGAAACGGCATTAACTATAGATGCTCCATCAGCTGGTAATTGCCAATTGATTTCTTGTACTGTTTATATTGATTCTTCTGAAACTGGAGTAATTACATTAACCCTACCAAATTCTATCACAAATGGATCTGGAGGTAATATTTCTACATCTTCTAGAAATATTCCTGGGTTTGATGCTTATAACGTAGGTGCTGGATCTAAAATTGGTGCTGCTGGTTTAACTTTCTCACCAACCACTAATTTTAATATCTATACTCTAAGTGGAGGTTTAGATACTTTTGGTTCAGTTATTTATACTCTCCAATTCTAAAAAAAACAATTTAAAATATTTTTAGAAGCCCCGTTTTGGGGCTTCTTTCTTCATATTTATACTAGAATATTCATTGTACATACTAGTATAAACACATGGCAAACCAACTTTTCTACGGTAAACTTTCTGGAGTTACCCCCATCGGTTCAGGTAGTAACTCATACATTAGAGTTAGAGGTGATTTTGATACGTCTTCAAAGACAATTACTAATGTAATTGACGTATCAGGTTACCTCAATATAGACTATGTAAAACCTGGACAAACTTTTGTAGCTTCTGGCCCCTTTACAGCGGGAACTACCGTAGTATCTGTAGATACTGGTGCTGCTACCATTACTGTTGCAGACTTCCCAGCAACTACTGTAACAAATGCTTTAGCTAGAATTTCACCCGCCGATGGTGATTATTATGTAGCTTCAGCTTCATTCTATGATCCCAACACTACAACACCTATTAATACTAAAAATATTACAGGTAGTGATGATAATGAATATAATGGATCTACTCCGGTATATGCTATTATAGGAGCAGCCGCAAATTCAGGAGGTACTTTAATCCCTGGTAGATATCACAAATATAGTATTGCCGATGTTTTATACAGATCTGCTGATGGATCAGAAGCTTCTTTTTACATTGAATGGGCTGAAGAAGGAACACAAGCAGAAAGTGGAGATCAATTAGTTTTATCTCCAGGTCAAACCCTTCCTATTGTATCCTTAACTACATCAGAGTCTTTAGCCCCCATATTTGCAACTAACTTAGCTGGTATTACTGACTTACCTGCAGGTTCAAACTTTGCCCCATACCAGATTGAATTACAAAACTTCTTTGATGATTTAACCATCACAGATGTACTCTATACTGGCTCTTTAGTCGTAGGTAACGCATCCAACCTCAACTTCACGGGAAGCGGCGTTGAAGTAACCGCCAGCGGTTCAAACGGCGTACTTATTAACATTACTGGAGGTGGTGGTGAAGCCAATACTTCTGGAACATCTGGAACTTCCGGTTCTTCAGGTACTTCAGGTGAATCTGGTTCATCGGGTTCATCAGGTACTTCAGGAGAATCTGGCTCATCAGGCTCATCAGGTACCTCAGGAGAATCTGGTTCTTCAGGTAGCTCAGGCACTTCAGGAGCAGATGGTTCATCAGGTAGTTCAGGTACTTCAGGAACAGACGGAACTTCAGGTAGCTCAGGTACTTCAGGAGAATCGGGCTCATCAGGTTCATCAGGTACTTCAGGTGAAGCTGGAACATCAGGCTCATCAGGTACTTCAGG